AGAGAATACAGCATTCACTAGGAATGAAGTTTTTTCTGGAATGTAATTGATTTCTGTGCGAGGAGCGATACCTTCTGCGTAACCAACAGCGTCTTTATGGAATGCAAAAACTTTACGATCTAAAGAGCCATCAATTGGTAAACCGCCTTCTGCTCTGTCACCCAATAAATGGAATGTAAAGCCTAAGAAAGTATTTAATTCACCAGCTACAAGAGCTTTAACTGTATTAAAGTCAGAAGAAGTTACTGCTGTTTCTGAAAGTAATGAAGCTAAATTGTTGCCATGAAGAACAATGTGACGACCTTCTGGTGGTACATTGTTTTTGTCTAATAGACGTTTAGCTTCGCGTAGTTTAGCTACGTTAAGGTTAGAGTCTGATGTTCCGATATCGTTAGACACTGTTAATGATGTTGATGAGTTTACAAGCGCATCAATAATCATTTGATCTTGACGGCGACCGATAGCGTTAGCTACTAATTGAACTAACTCTTGTCTTTCGTCAAAGTTTACTTTTTGTTGCATAAAGATGTCAGAATACTCTGCTGCATTCCAGTCTGCTAAAGTAGCAGTTACTTGACTCCAGCCAGCATTCAATGGTGTTACATCTGTTTGTGGAACTCTTAAAGTAGCAACACCTCTGCCTACTTTAGGAAATTTTACTACTGATCCTTCAACACCGCGTCTTTGGCGAACTGCACCAACTAATTGAGCCTTACCTTGGTAAGCCTGTTTAACTTCGGCATCAAAGAGGGTTACAAAAGCGCTTGATAATCCAATAGCCATGTTATTCTCCTAGAATTGATAAAAATAAAGTTTATCGCTTTGGTTAGCCAGACAAAACCTGGGCCAGTGCTTGCTATTTACGATAGCCAAACGACAAGACGACTTGTGTGAAGGGTTGCGAATGCAATGAGCCTTGTACGATTTTTAGCATATTTTGCACATTTGTGCAAGTATTTTGCGTAAAAGGCAAAAAAAGACCCGCCGAAGCGGGTCAAGCGCGAACTAAGGAGTCTTACTGCGATCCAAAGTTTTCTTGGAACATTCTTTCTACTTTCTTTCTAAAGCCTGGATCTGTTTGATATTTAGGATCTCCAACCATAGCATAGAGTTCTTCTTTAGATAAAGCACCTTGAACTGGAGCGCTATCTGTAGGTACACGACCTTCGTAAGCTCCACGAAGTTTCTCTAATGCAGCGATACCTTTAGCAGTACCACCCATGTATTTAAACTCCTCAAAGTCCTCTTTACCCCAAATACCTTTATTAACTAAGCCACTAGCCCATTTAACCATGCCATTAATGCGAGCATCAGCATTAGGACCTAGTGCTTTCTTTTCTTCTGCTAAGCTAACAGAGCTTGTTTGTTGAGCTTCAAATCCCATTTCAACTACTTTGCCCACTAAGTTATCTAAAGCTGCCTGACTTACGCCATATTCTTTAGCCCAAGATAATACGTGATTACGTACTGGATCTTCTGCTGGAATATCTTTGAATGCGGCTAAGTCATAGTTACCATCTGCTGGTGCCTTATGTTTGCCTTGTGAGATTTGTTTTCTTAGATCGCCCCAAGATTTAGCCATTGCCTGTAAGTCTGGCTCTGATTCATCTTTCTTCCAGAAGTTTTCTGGCCACCAATCTGGTCGCTCTAGTGGGCTATCATCATCTTCATCTGCTGCGTCAAGATGTGATATTTCTGTTTTTTGTGGATTTGATTCTACTGCTTCTGTTTCAACTGATGCACTGTCGAGTAGGCCAGTTTCTTGAGATACTTCCTCATCGCCACTAGGCTCGATATTGTCGTCTATCATTACATTTTCCTTGCTCTAATTAACCTTGCTTCAATGTCTCTCACAATACTATTTTGACCTTCACGATAGTACGCATAACTTGAGTCGCTACCAGGCAAGGCAACTGGTTGCTCTAAAACTGTTTGACGTAACCACGCCAACAGCTTCTGTCCATCTTCAGTACCAAAAACTCTTAATGCTAATCTATCTAAATCTTCTCTTGCTTGTGTTACATCTCTTACATCTAACGGAAGTGCTTGATCTAAATCTTCCCATCCAGCCATTACATCATCCCCTTAGTTGCGGCTTCTACCATACCAGGTATTGCTTCAGGTGCTTGTTGTGCAACTTGTTGTGCAGCATCAGCCATTTGTTGAGCCATCATCATACGTTCTTCTTGAGTGTTACGTATCTTTTGTGGAATACCTAACTTCTCAGCAATGAAGTCCATCATAGCATCTGTTTTCAATGTCATCTGAGCTTCTGGTCCAGCACCTTGAACGATCTGTGCAAACTGCAATACGTTCTGTACATCTTCCATGCTTTGAGCCATAGCTAATGGTGCAACTGCTGATACTTTAATCTCAAGTCCATTTACTTTAAGAGGAAGATCAATAAGACCACGCTCATCCATAACTCTTAAAATCTTAGTTACCAATGGTATCATTGTTTCATTTATCAGTCTACCGAATGCAGAACCTAAGTTTTGTGATAATTCTTTCATACGTTCTACAACTTCTGTAGCAGAACGAGCTGACATATTATCTGGTGGTAATGACTCATCAAGCAAGATACGTTTAATGCTCATACGTAAATCATTCATAATAATTTGTGATACATTGAAATCGCCAGCACGTGGCAATGGTTTCAATGATTCACCTTGTGGGCCACCATTACGTGCCACAGGAATGATTGCACCAGGAATAATCTTCACTGTATTAGGATTCAATACGCCATCATCTGCTGCGGTATATACACCAGCAATAGCAAGTGATGCGTTTTTAAGTAATAACTCTAATGTTTTGTTAAGTGTCTTGATGTCTGGCAATGCAGTAATTAATGGACCACGACCATAGATCTCACCAGCTACTTTTGCATAGCGTGATACAATCCATGGGCTTTCTACCATACGCCTATAGACTAGCTCTGTTTTAGATTCTTTATGAATAACGTGGTAACAGAAATCACCACGCTTTTGATCTAAGATAGTAGCTTCAATAAACTCTAAATCTTCTGTTGGCTTTTGATCTATTTTCTTTTGTAAGTCATCTGGAATAATTGCATCTGGCCATTGACGCATAATAGACTCGCCTTTAAGACGCATACGTCTATATACATTGTCTACTTGACCATTTGCACCTTCTTCAAATGACACTAAGAATTGTGGCACAGGAATAAAGTTAAGTGGATTAATATCATCACCTGGCTGCACCATCATTACAGCAGTACCTACAGATAGATCAAGTAAGAACTCACCAATAGCAATATCAAAGTTTGATTGCTTGAGTGATGCAAATAGTTTATCTGAGTAAATATCTAATGCTGCTTGTGCTTCTTCTTTGCGATCTTCAGGAATATCTGGTCCTGGTTCAAGCCTACACCATTTACGTTGTGGTGGGAATATGCCAGACTGCATGCGATTAGCAAATCGTTGTGTAGAGTTAATTGCTGTAGAATCAAACACACGATTCATTTTCTTTTGGCCACCTACTTTACCTTCGTAGTATCCGTCATAAAGATTACGTTGTGGCAATGCAAATTCATAACATTCTTCGTATAGACTTCTAAAGTCCTCTTTTTTAGTGAGTGCTTTATCGTGTCGTTTTAAAACATCCTCTGCGGATAATCTCATCATTTCTGCCATAATTAATCTTTCTTATGTGTATTTGCAAACTTCTTGGCTGCTTCTTTACTGCCAAATCCCCATGCTTTTAATGCTAACTTTAATCTTGTTGGCCTACCTTTGTCATCGACTAACGGACCATCCATTCCACCAAAGCGAGCAGCAAAAGACACACGCCTAGGATTAGTACCGCTCTTGAGTGGTGCTTGTAGATTACCACCCTCTTTTCTTTCAAAGTGTTTTCTTCCAGCTTCATTTAAGCCACCCTTAGGATTTTGATATTTTTTCAAAGGCATTATTCGTACCACTCTATTCTTAAATTAGCTGGATGTGCTTGTGAATTTACATTAGTAAATCTAAATAAATATGTTGTTAATGGTTTTAATACATATTCAAAACTATAACTTTCTGTGCCTCCACCTTTGTTACCAGCTGGAACAAACTCTGAAAATATTTCAGTACCAACAGCGGATACAGTTGGATCTAATACAGCAGCACCAGAGCTTGTAGTTAATAAATTACGATTACGTCTATAAATGGTCATAGCAGTTCCGCCGCTTGTTGTAGGAGCTTCATATAAATAAAACTCTGACTCTCCTGGGCTTTCATATTGAAATACCAAATGAGGTGTGATGCCAGCTGGGAAAGCTACAGCAATATTAATACTTGCGCCAGCTCCAAGACCAGTAGCATATGGATACATTTTGTATACATAATATGCACGACCTTCATGTAGACGTAAATGATTTACATCTATAATAGGAAATGGTCTGTCAGAACTAGCAATATAACTATTGCCATCTTTATCTACATAAGCTGGATTAACATGTCGTGATTTAGTTGTATCC